GTCCGCACGCTCTTACGTATCAAGCGGTTACATCGACTCGTGTTTACAGGCGGGTGCGAATGAGCAGCATCGACAAGAAGCACGTCGCGACAGTGGTTGCAGTCCTCGAGGTCATCGCGAGGCTTGAGCCAGATATCGCACGGGGCGCGTTGGCTGCCGAGGACGCTTTCATTGCTCTGCGGCTCGGTTTGACGAGCGGCTTGGCCGATACGAGGCAAGTCGCGCAAGGAACGAGAGAAATCGGCGCCGAGTTATCAGTCGAGACGTGGACGGTTCAATAGTGGCCCTGACCGCTAAACAGCAGCGTTTCGTCGCCGAATACCTCAAGGACCTCAACGCGACGCAGGCCGCCATCCGCGCCGGTTATACGATTAGGACAGCCGACGTACAAGGCCCGCGGCTGTTAGGGAATGCTGGAGTCGCCGCCGCCATTTCAGAAGGTAAGGCGCGGCAACTTGAAGCCGCCGACCTTTCCGCGACGCGCGTGCTCGAGGAAATGCGCCGCGTGGCCCTCTCGAACGTGCAGGACATCTTCGATGAGAAGGGCAACCTCAAGCCGATCCATGAGATGACGCGCGAGCAGGCGGCCTGCATTGCCGGGTTCGAGGTCATCAAGAAGAACGCCGAAGCCGGCGACGGGCATATTGACGTCATTCACAAGGTCAAGGTCTGGGACAAGCCGCGCGTGCTCGAGATGCTGGGCAAGCACTTCGCGCTTCTCATTGAACGCGTCGAGGTCAAAACAACGGACGACGTCATCCAGAAACTCGCCAGCGCACGTAAACGGGGCGGCTGATGCCCTCCGGGAAGCAAGCGGCTGTCGACCTCGAAATCGCTGACCTGGTCTGCTCCACGTACCACGATCCCCTTCGCTTCGTCCGCCTGATGTATCCGTGGGGCGAACCAGGCCCGCTCAAGGCTTACGAGGGGCCCGACACCTGGCAAGTCGAGTTTCTGACAAAACTGGGCAACGAGGTCAAGGCGCGCCGCTTCGATGGCGTCCACGCGGTCCTGCCGATACGTATGGCGGTCAGTTCTGGTCACGGCATCGGGAAATCGACCCTCGTCGCCTGGCTCGTCAACTGGCTGATGTCGACGCGGCCGAACTCGAAAGGCTCCATCACCGCGAACACCTTCACGCAGCTCGAGACGAAGACCTGGGCCGCGATCCAGACGTGGACGAAGCGGTGCCTGACCGCGCACTGGTTCACCATCAACGCGAGCCAGATGTACTTCACCGGCCAGCGGGATCAGTGGTTCTGCACGCCCATCTCGAGCGAGAAGGAGAAGTCCGAGGCGTTCGCCGGCCAGCAAGCGGCCGATTCGACGTCGTTCTACATCTTCGACGAAGCCTCAGCGGTTCCTGACGTCATCTGGGAAGTCGCCGAGGGCGGTCTGGCGAAGGGCGAGCCGATGATCTTCGTGTTCGGCAACCCGACGCGCAACACCGGCAAGTTCCACGAGGCGTGCTTCGGCTCCGGCCGCGATCGCTGGGTCAGCGTGACGGTCGACGCCGCGACGTGCACGTTCGCGAACCAGGCCCTGATTCAGGAGTGGATCGACGACTACGGCGAAGACAGCGACTTCGTCCGGGTTCGCGTCCGCGGTCTGCCCCCGAAGGCGAGCGAGCAGCAGTACATCGACCTTGAGCGCGTCCAGAGCGCCCAGAAACGCGCCGCCGACGTCCTGAAGGATGAGCCCCTCATCGCCGGCGTGGACGTCTCTGGGGGCGGTTCTGCGTGGACCGTGTGCCGTTTCCGCTGCGGTCAGGATGCGCGCTCGATTCCGCCGATTCGGATTACGGGGGAGGCGTCGCGGGACCGCGGGCACGTCGTCTCGAAGCTCGCGGAGGCGTTGAACCAAGTGCACGGCGGCCGGCGCATCACGGCCATGTTCATCGACTCAGCCTTTGGCGCCGCGGTGGCAGAGCGCCTGACGTCGATGGGCTTCCGGAACGTCTTCGAGGTCAACTTCGGCGCCGATTCGCCGGATATCCACGACGCCAACCACCGGGCGTATATGTGGCGTCGCGTCAAGGAGTGGCTGCCGACCGGCGCGATTCCGAAGCACGACGCGCGGCTGGAGACAGACCTCTGCGGGCCTGGTTACCACGTCAACCGGCGAAATCAGTTGGTGCTGGAGCCGAAGGAGTCGATGATCAAGCGTGGGCTGGCGAGTCCGGACGACGGCGACGCGTTGGCGCTGACGTTCGCGCAGCCGGTGGTCGCGAAGAAGGTGCAGGGTTCGTCCATCGCGCTGCCGCAGACTTGGAACTGGGGCTCATGAGCGGGATTGCAGTCGCTGATCGGCTCCTGGGAGCTCGCGAGACCCCGCGCGAGAGCGAGTTGATGCGGCGGCTCGATCCCGCTCGTGATGGTGCAGCATGAACGACGACGTCATCGAGAAAATCGGCAAGTTGATGGCCCTCGCGCTGAACAACCCGAACGAGGAAGAGGCGCGCAGCGCGGCGATGAAGGCCGTTAGGCTCATCAAGGAGTCGGGCCTACGGCTGGTGCCAGCGCCGCAGCCCGATATTCAGGATGCGTCGTGGATCTTTGAGCGTCTACAGCGCGATCGGGAGCGACAGGCGCGCTATAACGAGGACTACCTCAAGAACCTCAATGACTACCTACGTCAGGGGCAGCAATGGCGGAAGTAGGACAATCACCAAACCCATCCGGTGACAAAATCTCACCAGATGTGCAGGTTGCCGACCTCTTGGAGCAGTCCCGCGCGGCCCATGCGCGGTACCGCGGCAACACGCCGCGCAAAGAGGCGCAGGGCGGCAAGGTGATGACGGTCGGCGGCGATCAGGAAGCGGCGGACCTCGCGCTGGAAGAGGCGTACAACGCGCGCAGTATGGCGCAGGCGCTCGATCCGGACCATCTCGCGCCCGCGTGGCGGAATGAGCCTGCCCGGTTCAACCACGCCGACCTGATGGCGTTCTACGAGCAGCAGTTGCCGCAGCGGCAAGCGAAGCGGCAGCGGCCGGCATGATGCACATTCACGGCTGCGCGATGGTCAATGGCCTTCCTTGGGACACTGGCCCCTGCGACATCGTCGGCATTCCTGTCGGCTTGTTCGTCGTCGCACTCGCGGTTTTGACCGGTCTGGCCATCGCGCGTCGTTTGAATCGCCTTCTGTAAGTCCTGCATCATCACCACATCAGCGCATCTACTGAGAAAGCCACACGGCGAGAACTGCGACGCGCCCTCGGCGCCGAGGCGGTACAGGCCCTTGCGGACCACGAGCAGGCGATCAAGACGCTCGGCGCGTCGATGCAGCTCGCCCACAAGCGGCTCGATTCCGTCGATGCAGAGTTCAAGGTCTTTAGAGGCGACCTTTTTGAGGCCGTCGATTCTCGACTCGCGCACGAGAAACAGCGCCACGAGCGCGATTGGGCCAGTCTGCTGACAGTCATCGAAGGCGTGAATAAGAACTACTGCGAGTTCAGGTTTCGTTCCTTCTGGGGTCGTCTGCGCTGGCTCCTTCTCGGCCGATGACTCCTGTCGCCGTCGCTGATCCTCCGTCCACAGGCCAAGCCGAGAAAGACGTCGTCCGGCAGGCGATCGATCGGCTCAGGCTCGCCGCCGACGCCACGAAGCGGCAGTGCGAACGCGAGAAAGACGCCCTCAAGTTCCAAGTCCCAGAGGAGCAGTGGACGGAAGAGGCCCGCAACGCGCGCAAGGGGCAGACGGTTGGCGGCGTCACCATCCCCGCGCGCCCAATTCTCTCGATTTCCAAGCTCGATCAGCCCATCCAGATCGAGTTGAACAAGGAACGAGATGCCCATCTGGGCGTCAAGATTACGCCCCTGAGCGAAGACGCTGACGATGAGACGGCCGAAGTTCAACAGGGCCTCTATCGACGCATCGAAACCGATTCTCGCGCGAATCTGGCGCGGTCCTGGGCGTTCGAACGCGCCGTCAAGGCCGGTCGCGGCGCCTATCGCATCTTGACGGAGTACGATCCCTCGTCGCCGCCGGAGATGAACGATCAGCGCATCGTCATCAAGCGGATCCTGTATCAGGAGGCGGTTTTCAAGGACCCGTTCGCGATCGAGCCCGACCGCTGCGACGCCGAATGGGGCATGGTCGCCTCGTGGATGGCGTGGTCGAAGTACAAGCGCATCCACAAGACGAAAAAGCGGCGCGCGGACGACGGGAAAGAGACCGACATCGCGTCGGTGCTCGCCGGCTATGGCGATTCGTCGCTGGACCAGCTCTCGATCGACTGTCCGGATTGGGTGAAAGGCGAAGGCGAAGCGCGGGCCGTGCTCGTCGTCGAGTATTTCACGCTCGAAGGTCCGGAGGAGGCGCGCACCGTCAAGTGGCGCAAGATGAACGCCGTGGAAGTGCTCGAGGAACAGCGATTCCCGGGGCGCTACATCCCGATCGTCGATGTGGTCGGCCGCGAGTTGATCCCCTTCGATGGAGAGCGC